ATGGATAGCAAAAAGTTTTTTTCACAAATTCGTTCAATAATACGAGAAGAAATAGAGTATGCATTGGACAAGAAAATAAAGAATGGTAAAAAAAGTGATGTTGATACAATATCACATGGTATGTCATTATACAAAGAAACAAATAAAAAAGTTTCAGAAAATACTACACCCAAAAAGAAACCATTAAATTCAAATTTTAACTCTATAAATGATATTCTTGAAGAAACCCGCAGAACACTACAAGAAAGTTCAGACATGGAACAAGAATTTAGTTTTACTGCTGATATGGCTGAAGGATTTGGTTATCAAAGAGGAAATACACCGATACCACAAGGTTATTCACAATCAGAAATTCCATCGGAAGTCATGTCTGCATTAACAAAAGACTATTCTGCTCTTATGAAAAAAATTGATGAAAAGAAAGGGAGATAACTTTGGCAGCAACATTTAGAAGAAAAAGAACTGTATTATTAAATGAAGGTGATGCAAATATAAAAAATGCAAAACCTATTGGTGTAACTATACCATTTAATAATCCATCTGGAATATTTTTTCAAAGTTATACAAATAGAATACAAGTGTTTTCAAATTTAAAAAATTTGTTAATGACTGCAAAAGGTGAACGATATATGCTTCCTGATTTTGGAACAGAATTAAAATTTATTCTGTTTGAAAATATAACAACTGAGGAAGATTTTTTGGATAGAATAGACGGTACAATACGGGATGCAATAAGTACATGGATGCCTTATATTTTAATAGAAAACTTAGAGGTTAAATTAAATCTAAGTGAGGATGGTAGGGTAGACGAACCTGACCATGCTATAGGAATATCATTATCTGTAAAAATATCTGGTACAAACATATATTTGCCAATACAGATATTTATATCTACTACCGGAAATTTACAAATAGAAGAGGCGTTGTATAATGGCTGATTTAATAAAAAAGGATATTCGTTACTTATCAAGAGATTTTGCATCATTAAAGCAAAATCTTATTGATTTTACAAAAAATTATTTTCCAAATACATATCAAGACTTTAATGAAACATCTCCTGGTATGATGTTTTTAGAGATGGCAGCATATGTTGGCGATGTTCTTTCTTATTATACGGATGTTACATTACAAGAGTCTTTGATATTACATTCTTCTGAAAAAACAAACATATTAAATCTTGCACAATCACTTGGATATAAACCAAAAAATAAGATTGCATCTAATGTAAAATTGGATATTTTTCAAATAGTTCCTGCAAAAACGGTTGATGGTCAAATAGTTCCGGATTATTCTTATGCATTTTCAATAGAACCTGGAATGGTTGTTGGTGCAAATAATGGAAATGCAGTTGAATTTAGAACAACAGACTATGTTGATTTTAAGTTTAGTAGTTTAATAGATCCAACAGAAGTAACACCTTTTGAAGTTGATGTTAATGGTGAAGTTTTATTTTGGTTATTGAAAAAATCAGTAAATGCAGTTTCTGGTGTTATTAAAACTGTTGATTATGAATTTAATGATCCAAAACCTTATGATAAAGTTGTTTTAGATGAAGCAAATTTGATAGATATTTTGTATGCAATAGATTCGGATGGTAACAAGTGGTATCATGTTCCGTTTTTGGCACAAGATACTATATTTGAGCCAACAATAAACATATCGAGAAATGATAAATTTTTAAGTAAATATAGAGAAGAAACACCCTATCTATTGAAATTGAGAAAAGTTTCAAGAAGATTTGTTTCAAGACAAATAAATGATCAAAAATTTGAAATACAATTTGGTGCAGGTGTTTCTGATTTAGACGATGAACTGTTAATACCAAATCCAGATTTAGTTGGTAATTCACTTTCTGGAATTGAAACATCAACATCAGTCGATATTGATCCATCAAATTTCTTGTATACAAAAACTTACGGTCTTGCACCAAATAATACAACATTAAAAATGTATTATACTATCGGTAGTGGTGTTCAAGATAATGTCACAAGTGATGTTTTAACAAAAATACAATCAAGAACAATATTACTAGATGAAACTGGTTTAGATTCTATATTGTATCAACAGGCAATATCAAGTCTTGCAGTAACTAATCCAAATCCATCAAGTGGCGGCAAAACTGGTGAAGATATAAATGAAATTCGTCAAAATGCACTTGCATATTTTGCTTCACAGAATCGTGCAGTAACAAAAGAAGATTACATAATTCGTGCATATAGTCTTCCATCAAAGTATGGTTCTATTGCTAAGGCATACATAACAAAAGATACGCAATTAACTACTGAATCCATATTCAATAGTGACAGAATACAAAATGATTTGGCATTAAATTTTTATGTACTAGGATATGACGGTAATCAAAAACTAACAACGGTAAATGATGCAACAAAAGAAAATTTGAAAACATACCTAAATTATCATAGAATATTAACGGATGCTATAAACATTAGAGATGCTTACATTTTAAATATTGGTTTGGAATTTGATATAATAACATTTCCTGATCAAAATGGAAATCAAGTAATTCTAAGATGTATCGATAAACTAAAACAATATTTTGACATAAAAAAATGGCAAATAAATCAACCAATAGTATTGAGTAATGTATTCACAGAATTAGATAAAGTTGAAGGTGTTCAAACAGTAGTTGATGTTAAAATAAATTCACTATATGATCAAACACTTGGATATTCAAAACATGCATATAATATACAAGAAGCAACAAAAGATGGTATAATTTTTCCATCACTTGATCCTTCTATTTTTGAAATAAAATATCCCGATAACGATATTATTGGTAGAGTGAGGGCATTTGGATGATTTACGCTCTTTATGCACAGAAAGATGCAACAATATACGAAAGAACTGAAACTAAAAATACCGGATTGGATTCTTTGTTAGAACTATCTCACGAATTAGTTGGTAGTTCTTCAAAGTATAATAGTAGAATCTTGATGAAATTTGATTTTACAGAAGTTCAAGAAAGAATCAATGCTAATAAAATTTCTCAAAATGCTAAATACTATCTATCAATGAAATCCGCATATGTTGCTGAAATTCCACAAGAATATACTGTTTATGCTTATCCATTAAGTTCTTCATGGACAAACGGAACCGGTAGATTTTTCAATACACCAGTTACAACAGACGGTGTATCTTGGAGATATAGAACAGCAAAAAGTGTTGGAACTGAATGGGATATACCACCTACTATTTCAAATTATGAATGGGACACCCTATCACAAACATGGGTTGATGCAAATATTCTATTTGGCGTAAATCTTTCGGCAAATGTAACATCATCATATTGGTCAAAAGAAGGTGGTGGAACTTGGTGGGATTATGATAATCTTGAATGTACACAATCATTTTCATTTGAATCTTCCGATTTGTACATGGATATTACTCAAATTGCTAAAAAATGGGTAACTGGATCTGGAAGATTTGAGAACGATGGTCTTATATTAAAGTTTGGTGATGAAATTGAGGGTTCAACTCAAACATTAAACAGTCTACGATTTTTTGGAACAGATAGTAATACAATTTATGTTCCAAGAATTCATGTAATATGGGATGATTCTACTTTTGTAACAGGAAGTTTATCACAAATATCTGTTGATAATTTAAACATAAACCTTAAATTAAAAAAATTCTATTCACAAGATGAAAAGGCAAGAATAAGAATTTACGCTAACAAAAAATATCCACAGAAAAACTATACAACACAATCGTATCAAACTATAAATTATTATTTACCATCTTCGTCATATTATCAAATTTTAGATGCACATACAGACGAAGTGATAATACCATTTGATACAGTCGGTACAAAAATTAGTTGTGATGGAACAGGTAGTTATTTTAATGTTTGGATGAACTCTTTTCAACCAGAAAGATTTTACAGAATTGCATTGAAAGTGGAAACAGATGGTGGAGATACTGTTCAGATATTTGATAATAATTACTACTTTAAGGTTACGAGATAATTATGCTTAAAAGAGATGAAATGACACATCAAATAATATCTTATACGGAAGATAGTATAAATAAAAATGAAGGATTTATTGAAGTTCCTGTAATTGACGGTAGATACCTAAGAGGTGAATTTACTTACATAGTTGATAATAGATTTAAGTCACTTCCAGATGCAATTTCATCCGAATCAAATTTATTCAGAAAAATAAAAGAAATAGAAAGACAGGCATTAACACCAGGTGGATTATCTGCTATGGTAGGTAGTTCGGTTGGGTTAGATTCATTAACACCTGACCAGAAAAAAGAACTTGCTAAACAACAATTTTTGAAAGATTTGGGTAATTTAGTAAATGAAGATTCAAATTCAACTATTGCAATGCAGGCAAAAATAGAAACTCTCAAAGATGAAATTAGTAGAAAAGATTCTATAATAGATGATCAATTACAAACTATATCTAAGTTTGATACAGTAATATCAGCTGTTTCATCGGAAAGAGCACAGGCATCCTCACGAGCTGATTCACAAAGGGATGCAACTATTGCTATGCAAAAACAGAATGATGAAAAATTATTTAAAATGGAAATTGAAGTTGAAAGACAAAGAAAAGAATCTGCTAAAGCGGCAACTGATCTTAAAACAGCACTTGTTGATAATATAAGTTCACAAAATAGAAAACAAGATACACAAATAAATAATTTACAGGCACAGACAACACAGCTTTCTTCTGCTGTAAATAATATAAATGTTGATAATCAAAGACAAGATGGTGAAATACAGCAAGCAACAACTGTTGCAGGTGATGCAAGACAACAGGCGAATATAAGTGCCGTTAAGATTAACGAAGCAAATACAAGAGTTAGAAATGTAAAAGATACCGATAGTTCTAAACAGGCTATTGATAAGATATTCCCAATATAATAATCTGGTTAGGGTTTTTAATGGCAAATTTTGAATATAAAAATTTAGAAGAAATTCTATCGGCAAAAGATCCAATACGAGGAACAAGATTTTATGTTCCAGATATAAACAGACGATTGGTTATTCCTGCACTATATCCAGCAGATGATATTGGTAATCCAACACGATTAGAGCTTCATGCATTCTTACCAAATACTGCATATATCGATGGTGCAACTTTATACGATATTCCATTTCAAATAGAAAAAAGAAATGAAATAGTGGAAGGTGCTCAAGTAGAAAGAAGTTATGTTTTAGTTGATGTTCATAAACATTTACAACAAGACTTAAATTTACCACCTGGATCATATAAAGTTGTTTACAACTTTTTTAGAGACATTATAGGTGGTGCATCCAATCCAAATAGAATGTTCATATCTGATATTTCTGCGGATAGAAAAGAATTAAGATTATCATTAAAGAATCCAGAGAATGAACAATCCTTACAGGATTTAAGACAATTTGTATTGGCATATTTTTCTTCAATGGTTCATCAACCACCTATTGTATTAAACTTTGGTGAAAACAAAATTGTAGATGTTGTAAATGTTGCTTCAGATGGTAACTCTACACATTTTTATGTTAAGTTGTATGAAGAACTGCCAGCAGATTTAGACTTATATTATGAATGTTGGGTTGGTAGTCAAATATTGAAACCTTGGATTGACAATGTTTTAATATTAAGAGAAGATGAAGTAAAGAAAATACCATTTGTAAAAGGACCAAATTTTGAAGTTGATTATGATTATTGGGTTACAACTGAAACTCAGTATAAATCTTGGAATGATATATTATCATCAAATCTTCAAACATCACAAGAAATATTAAACCGATATATTACTAATAGTGGAAGTTCCGTTAAACTAAATGTTGATTTTAGAGAATTTCAAAACTTTATTGTATATTCTTCCGCAGAAGAAAGATTGGCAAATTTCTTTTACAAAGTTGAATTGATTGAACACTATAATGGTGAACTTGATTTATTAAATTCATACACCGGTTCAGTATCAACTAATAAAATAAATGTAACAAATTTGCGTGATAAAGTAATTGGTGGTTTTGATGATTTTGAAAAATGGTTGTATTATGAAACAACTGGAAGTAATTACTATACTTCACAGGCGACTGCATCAATAACTCCATATCCAAAATACGAAGTAACATCTTCCAATTATAGTATATCAACAAAAGAAGGTGCATATAAACTATATTCTGTTTCTTCAAGTGATGCATTAGATTGGTATTCAAACTTAATGGATCTTGCAACAGACTATGATATGCACAATCATAGTGGATTAAGTTATGCAATTCCAGAACATCTAAGAGATTCTGGTGATAACGAACAATTCACAACATTTGTTAATATGGTTGGACAACATTTTGATATTTTATATCTTTATACCGATCATATTTTAAAAAAGAATTTAAGAGAAGAACACCCAAAAGACGGGCTTTCACAAGATTTAATATTTGAAACAACAAAAAATTTAGGTTGGACTTTATCACATGGAACACAAGCAAAAGACCTTTGGGAATATGCTCTTGGTGTGAGTGGCAGCGGTTCACCAATTTGGACTGGAAAAAATACGGTTGGTAAATAT